GTCTGGGATAGGAGGCAGTAATGGCAAGAAAGAAGAAAGTTGAAGATGAGGAAAAGTGGGTATTAACAGAGTGGGGATGTATGGATGTTACATTACAGGAGTATGGATTCGACACGAGCCATATTCCTGGAAAGGTCGGAAAGCACATGGTTGAGGACTTTATGGAACGCATGGTACGAGCTGGATATGTTGGAAAGAAGGAGGATAAAAGCAATGAAGAAGTGTAAAAAATGTGGAAAAATTATCAAGATGTTTCCGCCACGTCGTGACGGACTTCCAGCAGGAGTTGAGATGTTGACAAAGGACAGAGGAAATATAATGCTCTGTGTGGACTGCATAATACATCTTGGAACTCTTGATGAGAAAGACAAGGAGCAGTTCTGGAAGGAGGTATCTATACTCTGATGGAAAGATACCTGGCAGGATTCAAGAAGCTTATCTATGAGGAAGAACTGAGAGTTCTGGGAGAGATTAAAGAGGTTATCGCAAATGATGGAAATGTTGAGGGAAAGGTTAATGAGATTGAGAAAAGAATATTAAGACTTATGGAGGATTGATAACATGACTGACGAGAAAGCATTGCACAAGGTTATTAAACGATACTGGGATGCAAGAGAGGCTGTTAAGCTTGCAAGAGAGGAAGTCCAGGTTGCTAAGGATATGGAGTATGCAGCTCTTGATGTGAGAATTGTTGATGACATGATAGAGAGTATGGCGAAGGCATTAGGAGTTGACATTGATTAGATGGAGTTATATGTGTTAAAACTGATAATTGTAGAGATAATTGTCATTATATTAATTTATCTTTTTAAAGTTGATGACTTGTAGGAGGCGATTAAATGACAGACAAAGAATCAAACAATCTAAAAAAAGAGTACCTGTTCCGATATCGAGAACTGTGTGGTGTAAGTCAGGCGATATCGTATCGCATCAAGGCTCTGACAGAAGCAATTGAAGCAGCAAAGACTCAGCAGATAACTGGAATGCCGACAGCACATGCAATGAAGGATTTGTCTGATTATATAGTGAAGCTGGAAGCTCTACAGGAACAGGCATGGGATAACCTTACTGCCAGGTTGAAGATGCAGGTTGAGATTGAGACAGCAATCAACAGGCTGGAACCGACGGAATCAGCTGTCATGTATAGCAGATACATAATGCTAAAGTCATGGGATGACATAGCGGATATGATGGGGTATACGAAGAGACATACGCTTAGAATACATGGTTCGGCATTGCAAAAATTAAAGATGTCACTAGATGTCACTTGAATGTCGCGTCAACCTGTGATATAGTGTATACTAGAAGTATTAATGAAATATAGATTTATTTCAAAGTACGCTCCTTTCGGAAGGAACAGCCCCCGATTGTTCCTTCCAAAAGCAAGAAAAAAGCTTATACAACTTGAATGAATAGGCAATGACCCAAATGAGGCAGTATTTATTCCCTTAATGCTGCCTCATTCTCCACAGGATAATTCTACTATTGTAGATTAGATTAGATTAGAATTACCTCGGCTCGTTAAAAAATTCAAAAAGAAAGTGACAAGAGAGGGCTTAAGAGATTGAGCCTTCTCTTGTCTTTTTCTATACCAGATATGGTTATCTCCTTGAATAATTTTACACATGCAGAAAGGGGGAGTTGGCATGACTGACAAACAGAAAGCATTTGCGGATGAATACCTTCGACTTGCAAGCTTAGGATGCAGAAGCATACAGGAAGCCTATAAGAATATATCGCCTCAGGTCAAGAATGACAACTCCGCCAATGCTGCGGGATGCAGAATGTTGCGAATACCTGAGGTTGCAGAGTACATAGCAGAACGAGAAGCAGAAGTTATGGCTCGAATGGATGAAGCAGCAAAGGAAGAATTGACAAAGAACAAGCTGATGGTTATACAGACACTGATGTCTATTATCAGCGGAAAACATATAGCAGAAGAGGTAGTACAGGGAGGAAGAATCGTAGAAAAGACACCAGGCCACAAGGAAATAATAGATGCTATAAAAATAGCAGTATCAATCCTTGGTATGGCACAAGAACGAAAGAGCATAGAAGTCAGTGCAGTCGCTGACGAGCAGAACAGTCTGCAAGATATATTAAGACAGATGCAGGATGAATAATGAAACTGATTCTGTCCAAGAAGTATATACGCTTCTTGAAGTATAATGCTCCTGTTGAGTTCCTGGAAGGTACGACTGCTGCAGGAAAGACAACGGTAGGAGTAGTAAAGTTCCTGTTCAAGATAGCGCAGAGTGAGAAGAAGTATCACATCATTGCAGCTAAAGACGTAGGAACAGCAGAGAAGAACATTATCAACAAAGACTTGGGGATAATGGATAATTTCGGAGCTCTTGTTCAGTACAATGGTAATGGAACCAAAGACGAAAAGATTCCTCACATTCTATACAAAACAGGCAAGGGCGATAAGGTCATATACATAATGGGTTATGGAGACCAGAAGAAGTGGCAGAAGGCGTTGGGCGGTCAGTATGGTTGCTTGTACATTGACGAGATTAACACAGCCGATATTGACTTTGTTCGAGAAGCTGCAATGAGATGTGATTATTTCATGGGCACGCTCAATCCAGATGATCCGAATCTGCCAGTATATGACGAATACATAAATCGTTCAAGACCATTGCCAGAGTACAGGAACGATGCACCTGAGGAGATTAATGCAGATCTTGAGAGGGTACAGCCCAAAGAGAACTGGACACACTGGTTTTTCAGTTTTGAAGATAATGCAGGGCTGTCAGAAGCAAAGATTGAGCAGATAAAGACAAACGTTCCTCAGGGCACTAAGCTCTGGAAGAATAAGATACTGGGTCTTAGAGGAAAAGCAACAGGCTTGGTATTCTCCAACTTTGATAATCTTATACACATAAAAGACAAAGCATGGGCGAAGAGCCTGAACTTTGTAAAGTTTTCAGCTGGACTTGATACAGCCTATTCGACTGCAAGTCCAGATACGATAGCTATGTCCTTTCTTGGATTTGCGGAGAATGGGTTCTGTGTGCTTCTTGATGAGCGAGTATATAACAATGCTCAGCTGGAAGTACCGCTCGCTCCGTCAGATACAGTGAAGAACTATATTGATTTCCTTGAAAGGAACAGAGCAGAGTGGGGATTTGCAAAGCATACATTTATAGATAATGCCGACCAGGCAACGATAATGGAGTTTAAGAAACACAAGAGGCTTCATGGAGACTGTCAGTATGTATTCAACAATGCATGGAAGAAGATGCCTATCATTGACAGAATCAATACACAGCTTGGCTGGTTAGCACACGAAGACGGTAAAACACCGTCTTTTTACGTTTTAAGCCACTGTAAAACAGCAATAAGCGAGTTCAACGTGTACAGCTGGAGAGAAGACAAAGACAATACTCCAGAGGACAAGAATGACCACATGATTAATAGTCAGCAGTATGGATGGATCCCATACATAAAAGATGTAGGAGGCAGGTGTGATGAGCATAATGGATAGATTGAGAAATGGCATAAGGTCATGGTTAAGGATACAGCCAGCTATGGTAAGCATGATTAACATACAGGAAGTACTTGACTTTGAGGGAAATGCTATAAAAAATAGAATATGGTACAGGGGAGATTCAGAAGAGATATCTCAGCTCTATGCACAGCTTCCAGGAGACAGAACAAGATTCTGGGCAGCATCTTCTACAGCTGGCATGGAAATACAAAAGAAACATATAGGACTTCCGGCTATAATGGTGGATATAATGGCTAACGTAGTCATGGCAGACATGAATGATATAGTAGTAGACACCATGCAGTTCGAATGGGACGAGATAGCCAAAGAGAACAAGTTTAGTGATATAGTTGAAAAGGCTATTGTTGATACTCTTGTAATTGGCGACGGAGCATTCAAAATAAGCATGGATGATACACTAAGTCAGTATCCAATATTGGAGTTCTATCCTGGAGACAGAATAGATGTTAAGAGACGCAATGGCAGAGTACAGGAGATAGTCTTCAAAACAGTGTACCGCCACAATTCAATAGAGTATGTGCTCCATGAAACATACGGACATGGTTATATAACATATAAGCTATACAAAGACAATGCGGAGTGCAGTCTTGCACTGATACCTGAAACAGCAGGGCTTGTTGATGTAGGCTGGCACGAGAACTTCATGATGGCTGAGTATATTTCGTTCTATCCATCAAAGAAATGGGAAGGACGAGGAAAGTCAGTATTCGACTCCAAGATAGATGAGTTCGATTCACTTGACGAGACATGGAGCCAGTGGATGGATGCATTAAGGGCTAACAGAACTAGGCAGTACATTCCTGAGGACATGCTTCCACGAAATCCTAACACTGGAGAAGTGCTTGCGCCTAATGCATTTGATAACAGATATATACAGTGCGACTCTCCAATGCAGGAGAATATTAATAACAAAGAGATAGCATTAAGACAAGGACAGATTCCTCATGAATCTTACTTGTCAACATATATAACGGCGCTAGACCTCTGCTTGCAGGGATTCATGAGTCCAAGCACACTTGGAATTGACGTGAAGAAGCTTGACAACGCAGAGGCACAGAGGGAAAAAGAGAAAGCTACCCTTTACACGAGAAACAATATAGTGAATGTCTTGCAGGAGGTTCTTCCAAGGTTTATTGGGAACGTCCTGAAGACATACGCAGAGATGACATACTCTCCAGTAGAGGATATATCGGTTGAAATACCTTTTGGGGAGTATGCGAACCCAAGCTTTGAATCAGTGATTGAGACTGTCGCAAAAGCAAGAAGCTCGCAGATTATGTCTGTGGAAGCAGCAGTTGAAGAGATGTATGGAGACAGCAAAGACGAAGAATGGAAGTCTGAAGAAGTGCAGAGAATCAAAGCCGAAGCTGGCATTGTAGAACTTGACGAAGTGTCAGTTGGAGATGATGTGGATGCAGCAGTATGAAGATGAATGTTATGATATTACGCAAGCTATAAGCCGAATAGAAGAGGAGCTTATAGCTTCTTTTATGCGTAATTTTAAAAAACATAAAGCAGAAGAAACAGAACTTGGATATAACTGGTCTGCATGGCAGGTTGAGATGTTGAAATCTTTGGAGGAATATTCCAGGGAGAACAGGAAGAAGTATCCGAAGATCTTCAGGAAACTGAATGACAGAATAGATGCTTTGATAGATATGGCTCGTGAAGATGGACAAGGCGAGGAAGAAGAAAGAATACTTAAAGCCATTAGGAACGGTATACATATTGAGAAAGCGTCAGAATCCCTCACAGGAAGTTTTTTTGCATTAAACGACAGAAAGATAGACGCATTAAAAAAATCCGTCAGAAACGACTTAGAGAAAGCAGAAATAGCAACTCTAAGACGTGTAGATGATGTGTATCGAAAAACAATATTTGATGCACAGGTATATGCCAGTACCGGAGCAGGAACCTATGAAAAGGCTGTAGACATGGCTGTTAAGGACTTCCTGAGTAAAGGGATAGATTCTGTTGAGTACAAGAACGGAACTCGTCACAGCATATCAGATTATGCAGATATGGCTATTAGAACAGCAAGCAAGAGAGCCTACTTTACAGGAGAAGGGGAGAAAAGAGCCCAGTATGGAGAACATCTTGTTATAGTAAACAGGAGAGGTGCTGGAGACAGTCATTCAGGTTCTTCGGTATGTGGGAAATGTGCAAAATGGGCTGGCAAGGTTCTTATTGACGATGTATGGAGCGGAGGCTCAAAAGCAGATGGCGATTATCCGTTAATGTCTCAGGCAATAGCAGACGGACTTTATCATCCACGTTGCAAAGATGCACATACTACTTACTTCGACGATGGATTTGATGCAGAGTATGATAAAGAAAAACAGGCTGAGGAACAGAAGAAGATTGTTGAAGAACATAACGAAGAAGAGAAAATAAGGTATGCTGAAAGGCAGTTCGAGAAGTATGACAGGCTTGCAAGATATGCGCTAGATGATGATTTTCGTGATGAATATGAGTACAAAAGGGATTCATGGGAAAGGCTGAAGAATGAAAAATTTAAGCATGTACACATGAAGACAGGAGGAAAGGAAAGTCGTCAATATGTAGAGGATTTGATGTATCAAAATGATACTCTTAGAAGTTTGCAAACTCAGTTTGGAAAAAGTAATTCAGATGAAAAGATAAAAAGACTGTATGAAGAAGCTGAGAGATGGGAAAAATCTTTGAACATGTATGAAAAAACGTATATTAGAAAATACACGTTTAATGAATTTGATACAAATAAAAGACCTCATGAAAGATTTTATGCAAGAGTCAATAAAGCACTTAGAACTGGCAAAATGACTGAGAGGGCTTTAGATAAAAAGATTGAACATATATCATCTGGATTAAAGAAATTTAATCTTGAAGATGACCTTATACTGTATAGGCGAACTGATGATAATTATATGGCGGACAAGCTGTTAGGAGACATTTACTATGAACCAGGATTTATTAGTACCTCAATAACTGAAGAAGGAACGTTGAAGGGCGAGTATTTGTATATAATATATGCTCATAAAGGTGTTCGAGGAGCACTTGTAGAAGGGCTAAGCAGATTTAAAAATCAACGTGAATTTTTAATTGACAAATCAATACAATATAGAGTATTATTAGTTAAAGATAAAGTTGTTGTAATGGAGGTAATAAACTAGATGGGGCAAATAAGTGAAAGTATAATCAGAGAGTATACGAGAGATAGGTTTAATGAGCCTATAATTCCACGTCCTGTAAAGGAAGAGGATTTTTACAAATTAAAGGATAAAGGTTATGTTCAGGGAACATATGAGGAATATCTTGAGAGAGTTCAAGATAAATTGTCTTATTTAAAAAGATCATGATTACATGGTCTTTTTTTAATGCCCAAAACGTTAAGGCATAAAACTGTCGGAGCTAGCTGACGAGCATAATACGGAAGGAGATGTCAATATGGCAGATAATAACGAACAGAATGTTCCAGGTGGAGAGAACAGCACACCAGAAGGAACAGGAACACAGACAACTATTGATTATGATAAGATTCAGAAGATAGTTGACAATGCAACAGCTAAGAAGGAGAATGCAGTGCTTAAGAGCTACTTTCAACAGCAGGGATTAAGTGAAGAGGAAGCAAAGCAGGCAATATCGGACTTTAAGGCAAGCAAACAAACAAAGCAGGACGAGGCTAATGCTGATATCACAGCATTGAAGGAACAGATAACTACTTCCACTAATGACCTTAATAATGCCAAGAAGGAATCCTTGGGATTGCAGGTAGAATTAGCTGCAACAAAGGAAGCAATGAATCTTGGTATATCAGGCAAAACATTGGAATATGTGTTGCGTATGGCAGACATGAGCAAGGCAGTAGGAGAAGACGGTAAAGTCTCACAGGAAGCAGTTAAGGAATCTATTAACAAGGTATTGGAGGATATTCCACAGCTTAGACAGAACCAGGGTAGTGGTATACATAAGCTCGGAGCAGACTCTGGATCTAATAATGCACATCAGCAGAATCAGAGGCAGGTTGCACAGAAGCGCTGGAATAGATTCAATTATTAATCAAAATGAAAGGATGATGAAATATGGCAAGTTCAAACAACTATGCAGAAGTATGGGAACCACAGTTACTAGAAATTCTCATGCAGGAAACATTAACAAGTCCATTCCATACAACTAATGTAAGATGGCTTGATGCAAAGACATTCCACTTCACTCAGATGTCTACAACTGGTTATAAGGACCATAGCAGAGCTGGTGGCTGGAATACAGGAGAGTACACTCAGACAGATGTACCATTCACATTAACACATGACAGAGATGTTGAGTTCATGGTCGATAAGGCAGATGTAGACGAAACTAATCAGACTGCTTCTATCCAGAACATCTCAGCAGTATTCGAGCAGACTCAGGCAGCTCCTGAAGCAGATGCATTGTTCTTCTCCAAGGTTGCTGCAAAGGCTAAGGAAGTTGGCAACAGTTCATCTACTCCTAGAACTTCTACAGGAGCATGGACTAAGAGCAATGTTTACAGCAAGCTTAAGACTATTTTACAGCAGAGCAAACTTAAACTTTACAAGTCTAAGGGTGCTCTTATTTTATACGTTGACAGCTTCATTATGGACTTGCTTGAGCAGGCTACAGACTTCACAAGACAGATTGAAGTAACTCAGATTGCAGAGGGTCCAACAGGCATTGAAACAAGAGTATCATCAATTGACGGAGTGCCAATCATGGAAGTTATAGATGACGAGAGATTCTATGACAGATTCGACTTCAATCCTGCTAATGGTGGTTTTGCTCCATCAGTTGCAACTTACGCTAAGACTACTGATACAGCAGTTGTAACAGGAAAGACTTACTACACTAAGAGCGGAAGTACTTATAGCTCAGTAGCAGAGCCTGCTACAGCAAATATAGCTAACTACTATGAGAAGACAGATGGAAGCCACAAGATTAACGTTCTTGCAGCATCTCCACTTACTTGTAAGTATGTTCCAAAGATTAGCTCTATTTACTATTTTGCACCAGGTGCTCACACTAAGGGTGACGGATATCTCTACCAGAACAGAAGCTTCTCAGATGTATTCGTATTCCCTAACGGAAAGAACGGAGCTATTGATTCCATCTATGTAGACCTTGATACTGTAGAATATACAGAGTCTTAATTAGGAGTGATGACATATGGCATATGAACAGTATGTTACTTCCACTGACTATACATGGATGGGGTATAGCACGATAGAAGAAGATCTTGATAGAAAGCTACGAGAAGCAAGCAGAAAGATAGATGCCTTGACTTATAACAGGATTGTAGGTCAGGGCTTTTCTAATCTTACTGAGTTTCAGCAGGACATCGTTAAAGAGTGTGTCTGTGAAGTAGCGGACTTCTATCAGGAGTTTGACGGACTTCTTGATAATGTGTATACGTCGTATGGCATTAATGGAGTGTCAATGTCGCTCAGTTCCAATGGAGTTGTTAAGATGGCTGGAGTAACCTTAAGAAGAGGTACATATCAGAAGCTTATATCCACTGGACTATGCAGGAGGTGTGTAAGATGAGTGCTTATCCGAAACTCGTTCTGCCTGCCTTTTGCAAGACACCTATTGATGTGTGTATTGAACTTGAAGAGCTGAATGTATATGGAGAGCCTACTCACCTGCAGCTGGGTAGGCTCAAATGCAATTGGCAGGACAAGGCGGTACACAATTATACAGAGCACAAGAAAGAGATTGTTGCAACAGGAAAAGCCTTATTTGACGGAGATATATGTCCTAGTGTATCTAACATATCAGCTGGCTATGTTACTGTTTTTGGAAGAACAAGGAACATTGTCAGAGGAACGAAGGCTCGCAATCCTGATGGAACAGTCAATTACACATGTATTGAGGTGGAATAATATGGCAGTGAAGGGAACAGTTAAGTTTGATATGAGACAGATAAACAGGCTTAGTGAGGCAGAAAAAGATTCGTTAAGAAAAACAGCTGAAGCATTAAGAACTCGTGTCGTACAGGCGCAGGTGGTTCCCTTCAGAACTGGTAATCTTCAGAACGAATCTGCATTTGTGGATTACTCGGACCTTAAGAAAGGTCAGGTCCGCATATGCCACTCAACTCCATATGCACGAAGGTTGTACTTCCACCCGGAATACAACTTCTACAAAGGGGAGAATCCTCACGCACAAGGCAGATGGTTCTCTAAGTGGCTTAAAGGCGGAAAAGAAGCCGATTATGCCGAAAAGAGATTTGCTGCATTCATGAAAGGCAAGGTGTGATATGGTAAGTGTTAAAGATATTCGTGACACTCTCGCTACTCGTGGATGGTGTTCAGCGAATAAACTATACTGCTACAAGATGCCAGAAGGGGATAACCTTATTGGCATATATAATTATAACGGAGGAGACAAGACTCCATTACCAATGGGCGGTGTGGATAACAGAGGCTACTATGCCAAACATATATCCATACTCGTACACTGGTCTAAGAGTGCCACAGAGACAGAGCTTAAGGCAATGAGCGTATACAATGATTTGCAAAGTTTACGCAATGTGAATGTAGGCTCTGACAGGCTGATATATGTTGACATGATACAGGATGAGCCTGTAGATGTCAATACAGCCGATGACGGTACGTTTGAATATGTGATAGATTGCAAAATGTATTTTGAAAAAAAATAAAGAAAGGATGATGAGGTATGTCAGCAACAGCACAGTCAGGATTACAGCCTACTCATGCTACTGAGATAGGTATTTCTACGACAGGTGTTCCAGAGACTCTTGCAACTGGTACATACTCTACTATACTTGACCTCGAAGGTTGTAATGTATCAGTAGACGGAACTCTTCAGGAGTGGTCGGCAATGTCTGATAAGGGCTGGGGTTCAGCAATGATGACAGGTAAGAAGCTTACATTAAGCTGCACAGTCAAGAGAAGATATGGTGACACAGTGCATGATTATATCGCACAGAAGTCAATGCAGACTGGAACAAGCTGCAATACAGCTTATAAGATCACATTCCCTAATCTTGATACATTGATAGTGCCATGCGTTATCAATTTCAAGAGCTTTGGTGGAGAATCTACTGACGTAGATGCAATGAGCTTCGACCTTGTATCTACAGGAATGCCAACTTATACAGCATATACAACATAATTACAGGGAGCTTAAGGCTCCCTTTTTTGGAGGGCAAATATGGGCAAATTTATTGATATATCGAGCAGGATATCCAACGAGCTTCCTACTCTTAAGATTACAGATGATATTATTGTTACGGTCAATAACAGAACGAAGAATGTCCTTCTTGTACAGGCGTATCTGAACGAAAAAGAGAAGTCTGACATGGAAGAAATGGATAAGATTAATGGTGCGTTAGGTATTCTTATTGGACAGGACAAGGCTGACAAGATTAGAGATCTAGACCTTCCTCTTCCTGAATACCAGGATGTATTCAATACAATCTTATCAATTGCGACAAACACATACCAAGAAGGCAGTGATACTCCCAGATAGGGAGTGTTCAAAAGCCTACTATGACATTATAGAGGATTGGGATTTGATAGATGCGAGCTTTAGAACGCAGTATGGCATAAGGCTTCTTGACGTGATAGATGAAATGGCATGGCAAGAATTCGCAGCTTTGCTTGGTGGCATTATGGGAGACACTCCGCTTGGACGAATTGTTGAAATCCGTTCAGAGAAGAATCCTGAAATGCTTAAGAATTTTTCGTCAGAGCAGAGAGCCATAAGGAACAAATGGGTAAAAGCTCATGGAGGTGTGTTCTCGGAGCTTGAATCTATGCAAGCAAATCTCAAAGCTATGTTTACCTAAGGAGGTGAATGATAGTGGGTACAAGTGTTGGTGATATATTCTTGGGGCTTAAACTAGACCCTAAGAATAACCTTAATAAACAGCTTGATAAGGCAGGTAAGCAAGCTGAAAGCCATATACCATCCGCCTTTGGTGGAATGGGGAAAATGCTTACTAAGGCTTTATCAATTGCAGCAGTTGGGGCGTTCACTAAAAGCTGTCTTGACCTTGGAAGTACTCTTTCAGAGGTACAGAACGTGGTTGACGTGGCATTTGGTGGAATGGCTGACCAGATAGACTCATTTGCAAAAGATGCAATAACCAACTTTGGCTTGTCTGAATCAGTGGCTAAGAAGTATGCAGGAACTCTTGGAAGTATGGCAAAGTCATTTGGCATAACAGGACAATCAATGGTTAATATGTCAGAGAACCTGACAGGATTAACTGGCGATATAGCATCTTTTTACAATATGTCTACTGATGAAGCATTCACAAAGATAAAGTCTATTTTTACAGGCGAGACAGAAGCTCTTAAGGAGCTTGGAGTTGTAATGACTCAGACAGCTCTTGACCAGTATGCACTTAACAATGGCTTTGGCAAGACTACTGCTGCCATGACCGAGCAGGAAAAAGTATTACTCCGCTATCAGTTTGTTACAAGCAGATTGTCGGATGCGCAGGGAGATTTTGCGAGAACCTCAGATAGCTGGGCTAACCAGACAAGGGTTTTATCTTTACGATTTGACGCATTAAAGGCAAGTATAGGACAAGGTCTTATAAATGTATTAACTCCCTGCATAAAGCTTCTCAATACCCTTCTTGCGAAGCTACAGGTGGTTGCAGATGCCTTTTCCAAGTTTACTTCTGCTATATTTGGAAATGCAGGAGGCGGAGGAAGTGGCAAGAGTGCCATTGCAAGTGCAGCAAATGACATGTCTGCTCTTGGAGATTCGGCGACGGATGCAGGAAAGAGCACCGTAAAGGCTGCGAAAGAGATTGAACGTTCTCTTATGGGATTTGACAAGATTAATAAGTTGTCAGAGCCTTCATCAAGCGACAGTTCTGGCGGTGTTGGTGGAAGTGGCGGAGCTGGAGGCATTGGAGCTTTCAATATTGACAGCTGGGCTAATGGAACTACGAAAGCAGAACAGAACCTTGATTCCCTGAAAGCAAAGATTAAGGAATTCACAAAGGATATTCCTAAGCTTGAATTTCATGCTGATTGGGACAAGATGAAGACGAATATGCAGACGGGGCTTTCCGGCTTCTTTGATGCAATAAAGGAATTCGTTAAGACAGATATAATTATTGGAATTAGGGTAGCTAATGATTTGGATCTTGGCAGACTTGCGGAAGGACTTACAGATGTTTTTGCTTCTGCAGGGCAACTTGCAAAAAAGATATCTGATGTAGTAAATCCTGCTTTAAGAGATTTTTACGATTATCTTTCTCCAATTGTTAAATGGGTTGGAGAACTGTTAACAGATGCGATTAAGACATGTCAAGAGTATCTGGATGACTGGGGAGATTGGTTTACAGACTGCGGACCAATCATTCAGGCATTCATTGACAGCATTGGTAGACTTATAGGTGTTGCATGGAGACTGTTAGAGCCATTGGCTTCAGGAATATGGAAAGCATTTAAGCTTATATTGATTGGGATAAGAGAGCAGTT